ATTTCATACTCTACCCCTTTATACTAAGCTTATCTAAAGCTGATTTGGTGCCGTCGAATATCTCTGGCGCTTCTTCTGCTTCGACTTCAATGTAACCGCCACGATGCAAAGCACTCAAAACAGAGTCAACCATCTCTTGATAAACATCACCATTATCTTTATTTCTACATTCCTCTGTTATTTTTTCCATAAATTTATAATTAAAACTCCAACCACTGATTATGTCACTACGCTCTGCTTTTGGTATTTTCTTTGCCATAACTCTACCCTCTAATGTTTATTGTGTTCCAGCCCATTTTATATGTAGATATACGTCGTACTGACGCAATTAAACGCGTCGGTATGACGTATAATGCTGTGTTATGTGTTAGCCGCTCTCTTCTAATAACCCCAACCCATTAAATATTTTAACTATATGCTCTTTTGAGTCACCAACAATCACTGGTGAATTATTATTATCCACATGTCCGAAAATTAGAGCCGAATAATACCTAGCTATATCTTCGTAATCGCCATAATACTCAGTAATTGAATATGTACCATCTGGTCTACAAACCCCTATAAATCCCTTCATAGTTATATCTCCACTATTTTGTAAAAATTATCTACTTCTTCAGTATTTTTTAGAATCCAATCTTCGGCGTGAAAACTGTCCTCAAAAATCAAATTGCAGCCTCCTTTATCCTTTAAAAACTTTAAATCCATAAGTTCTTTATTTGCGTAATGTATTACTATTGCTGGCATATTAATCTCCAAATAAAAAACACATAACAATTCAAATTAAGCGCGGACTGCGTTACGCTCCGCTCCACTTGCCACCTTATTTGGTGGTTAGCTGTCATCTTTAATTTCATCTTTCACAACATCGAGTATCCCTATAACTGACACTAAGCTTAATTCATTATCGTATTCATGTATCAAGCTTATAATCCTATCCGACAACTCCGCTTCTTTTGCAAACGGTCTATTTTCTTTAACCCTCTTAACCGCCATTTTAATAACTTTAGGGTCTACACTGCCTCTTTAAAGCGTCTTTTGTACCCTGAAATATTTCAGGAGTTTCTTCTGCGTCACCAACAAGAGTAAGAGATGCTTTACCAATAAAATCCATACCCTCGCCGCTCTGTCTTTTTTCAAAAAGCTTTATTACGCCGTCATCATAAATGGCTGTTATGCCGTCATCACGTAACGCTTTTCTAATATTAGGGATAGTATCAACCATCTCATTATGCAAGCCGTTTGTTATATAGGTATCGTGGTCATAGCACTGTTTATTAACATATTCATATTCTTTTTTTCTAAAACTAAAGCCTCTTACGCTCATAATAATCTCCTAAACAATAATAGTTGGTATTAAATCAATTTCGTACTCTGTATCAAAATAGTCATCGTCTTTAGTTTTCCAATCGTTAAAGCCTGCAGCAACAATAAGCTTCATTCCATCCTGCCTAACTAGAAGTTGTGTCTTTTCTTCTATAAGACTAACGATACCATCTATCGTGGCGCTAATCTCGTAGCCGTCATGTTCTTTAAAACCTCTGGTGGTATATGTTGCTTCTGACATTCCTATTACTCCTAAAGTTGATGTATAACACTATAGTTAAGGTTTTATTAACTGTCAACATATATTTACTTTTAATATTTATTAATTTATTTTATATATAAAGGTTGACAGTTAATGCAATAGTGTATATTATGACCTTTACATTAATTAGGAGTTAAAACAAATGGCATTCGGCGAATCATTAGCAATGGCTATTAGAAAGAAAGGTATTAACAATACGATCTTAGCTGAGGAACTTGGGGTACATAAAGATTCAATCAGTCGATGGATCAAGTTGGGCTCACCTTCTAAGCAGCATAGAGAAGAGATATTGAATTACTTTAATGTAAATGAAATCGAATTTTTACTATTAAGTGAGTAAATCATGAATATGGAAGATTTTGTATATAACAGTATTTACAAAGGCGCGTTAAAAGTCGGGGCTCCAGAAAGGGCTGCACACGATCACGCTGTAATGGGTTTAGATGATTTTAAAAAAAATAAGTTTTCAGGCAGAAAAGCCTCAAGCCTTATCGAGGAAAGAATAAAGCAGGCCAAAAAGGTTAAGTCATGATTACCGAAGGCGACAGGCTTGTTAATTTGGGTGAAAATTGGTCGCAAAAAGTAATAGGTGTGCGCAAGTTTCATGTGGTGCTTAGTGTTAATTGTAAGTTGGTATTTGTACCTATCTTTAATATTAAGCGTAATGATTTAGGTTTTTGGGAGGTGATAACGTGAATAATTTTGAATCAGGCAGAACTTACAGAGTGGTTAACACAGATAATAAATTTTATGGTGAAACCTTTATTTATGAAAACATTGACCCTGATATGGATAGCTGCAATTTTGGTTTGTTTATAGGTTGTGATGGAATTATAGAAAGTATTGCTTACGATCAAATGAGGCTAATTGAAGATAATAAGGTAGTTGTTGATGGCATCCCTTGCTACGTAAATTTAGAACAGTTAGCCATAATTAATGAAGTAAAAAAGAATCCAGTTTTACCAGTTTTTCATGGTGACCCTCGGCGGTAACGCCCTTTGCGGCGCTATTACAGGCCGCTTTTTTTATAATTTAATGAGGTATAGCATGATAGATAAAGTTGTTATTGACCCCAAAGGGTATTGTGTAAAGGTTGAGATAGATGGTAGACCCACGCTGATTGATGGCGATAATCCATATCAATTGAGGCGACGAATTAAAGAGGTTGTAAATATAGAGAGCGAGGAAAGCCAACATGAAAGTAAAGAATAAGCACGTATGGTTAGCAGCGGTAGTGGTAGGAATGATAGTAGCTGTAATACTTATAACTCATTATATGGGGGTGATGGCATGAGTGAAGAAAAGGGTTTAAATATTTATCAGCGAGTAAATAAGGTTATGAGCGAGTGCGTTTACTTGCAAAAAACACAAGCGCAGCAAGGTAAGGGCATTAAATACGATGAAGTCATGGCAATGATTCGACAGCTTTTGATTGCTAACGGTATTGTTATGGTGACGACCCAAGAAAGTTTAGAGTGTTTATCGGGTGTTGAGGGAACGAAGCAAAAGGTTTATCAGGGTAAGTTTTCATTAAAGCTGGTTAACATGGACAAGCCTGATGAATTTATAGAGCATACGGCATACGCTCAAGGCATGGACGGCGGCGATAAAGGTGCGGGCAAGGCTCACACCTACGCTATGAAGACCATGCTAGTTAAAGGTTTTGGTATTGAAACGGGTGAAGATGAAGAGAGCCGCGCGGAGAAAATGGAAAAGCTTAATGTTATTAGCCCTGTCGAGGCTACAGAGTTAGGGAAGTTTTGTGTTGACTCAAATACAAACCAGTGGACAAACACAGGCCTTGCATTAATGAAGGCGTACAACATAAATAGCGTTTACGACCTGCCAGCCTTAAAATTTAATGAAGCATTAGAAAAGGCAAAAAAACATGCAAATAATAAGTGATATAGACCAGTCAAGCGATGAATGGCTAGACCTTAGAATGGGCTTTGTCACCGCATCACGTTTTAAGGATGTAATGGCTAAAGGTGCTGGCAAGACGCGAAAGTCTTACATGGTTGAGATAGTATCAGAAATCATCACAGGGCAAAGAGAGGAAAAGTTTAATTCTTCATATATGCAATGGGGAACCGAGATAGAGCCCCAAGCCAGAGCCATGTATGAGCTAGAAACTGGTCACAGTGTGGATGAGATAGCTTTTGCTCACTTTGATGATGTAAAAATTGGCTGTTCGCCTGATGGTCTAGTTGGTGATAATGGTTTGGTTGAGTTTAAATGCCCTAAAACCAGTACCCAGATTGAAACTTATTTGTCGGGGAAAATGCCAACAGGACACAAGGCGCAAGTGCAGGGGCAAATGTGGGTAATGAATCGCCAGTGGTGTGATTTTGTATCGTTCGACCCGCGCATAAATGGGGTTTCAGGCTATTTTATGCAGCGCATAGAACGTGATGATGAATACATAGAGCAGCTTGGTGAGGAGTGCAAAAAGTTCATTAAAGAATTAAACGAAATGATCGAAAAATTAACTAAATAGGGAATGATTATGTCAGAGCTAATTGAGTACGAAGCAAAAACAGTATTACAGGTAATGTCAGATAAAGACGGGCTAGATCCGCTAATCGGACAAGTTAAAGAGCTTGTGGGTTCGTTTGAGCACGACATGAGCACAGCAGCAAGCAGAGCAAAAACGGCATCACTTGCGCATAAAGTGGCTAAATTTAAAACAAAAGTTGACGGAATGGGCAAAGACCTTGTTTCAGACTGGAAAGCTCAAGCCAAGGCTGTTGACGCAAACCGCAAAGCAATGCGCGACGCTATGGATGAGCTAAAAGCAGAAGCTAGAAAGCCGCTAGATGACTGGGAAGCAGAGCAAGCAAGGATTAAGGCCGAGGAAGATGCACGCATCGAAGCTGAAAAGCTTGCGTTAGAATTTGAATCCGATCACGAAATAGGATTATTACTTAATCGAGAATATGACCGAGCCAAGCAAGAGCAAATCGAAACCGCCGAAAGACTATCCCGTGAAGCCAAAGAAAAATTAGACCGCGAACAAAAAGAACGCGAGGCCGCAATTGCTAAAGAAGCCGCAGAAAACGCACGTAAAGAAGAAGAGCAAAAGCGTATCGATGCTGAAAATAAAGCTAAACTTGACGCGGAAGCATCAAAGCAGCGTGAAGAAAACGCAAAGCTTGCTTTAGAGCTGGCAGAAAAAAACCGCATAGAAGCAGAAGCAAAGGCCAAGCAATACGCTATCGACGCAGAAGAGCGACAAAAAGCAGCCGTGAAAGCGGCTGAAGATAAAGCCAAACAAGATGCTATCGACGCACGAATAGCAGAAGAGGCAGAGCAAGCAAAGCGTGAAGCTAACAAAAAGCACTCTGGAAAGATTAATAACGCAGTGCTGGCCGCTTTTATTGAGTGCGGAATAACCGAGGCGCAAGGCAAGGCTATAATCAAAAAAATAGTGAAGGGTGAGGTACCTAACGTATCAATACAATATTAATCAATAGAGAGAAATAACATGGGTAAAGGTATAAAC